TGGTCATCTTACAAATTACGCAAAAGAAAATATTATAATCAGTATATTAAAGATACACATCAAAGATTCCAATTTATTCAAGAATTTATTATTGGTTTTAGGGCTCATAGTAAACTAAATTTTGTTAAATGTGATTCTTGTATGGATGTAATTGGTATTGATTACCAATCTGAAAAACATGGATGGAGCTATGAAGGATATCATTATTGGGCATGTCCTGACTGTTTAAAAAAGAAAAGTAATATATGAAGTAACTTTAAAACATATCTGGGAGCAAGAAAAATGAAAAATAAGAAAAATGAAACAAAAAAATTCACTAATGATTTTGAAGAGGCATGGAGGATATACAACCCTCCTGTACAGTGTGGGGAATGTTATGTTTTCTATGACCCGCAGAAAAATGATAAATGCCCGGTATGTGGTAGTGATGAATGGGTAGGCTCAAGATGAATATAAAGCCTATAGAGAGTTGTTACATGGACAGAATTGCAAAACAAAAATGTTATTACGCTTGTAAAGAAGAAGAAGTAAGACAACTTGAAGCTAACTATAAAGAAGCTATTGAATTATTAGTAAAAATGAATAAAGAACAATATTTATACAGTTATTACGAAAAAGAAGTAATAGGCATAATAGAAAAAGCAACAGGTAAGAAATGGAAGGAGCTAATTGAATGAACATAAACTTTATAAAATGGATGGTTGGATATGCTGATGGGTTTGAATTAAAATTTACAGGCACAATAAACCATGAGTTAGTAGAATATAGGCACAGAAGTCAAATGATAACTTGCGATTGGCATAAAATAGAAACATGGATCTTATATCCTCTACTACTTCAGAGAGCTATTGAAGGAATAAATAAAAAAAATATATCTCCAATAAACCAAGCAGAAAACCATATTACTGTAGAATTAACTTATGACATCCTTTGGGATAATGTTAAATATTTTCACTTAAAGGACAATACTTTTGATCAAATAAAAGAAGAAGCCTTAAAGTATATATGGGAGCAAGAAAAATGATATTCAGCGAAGTAATAAGGATATTTGATATTTCATGGTTTGATTTATTTTGGTCTTTCACTTACTTATTTGCTTTTATGGGATTATATACAGGCTTAATCATAGGTTATGCCAGATCAGCTGCAAGGAGAGACTTTATAAAAAACACTATGCCAGATTTATACTATGGAAAACTAAGAGTAGCTTTAACAGAAAATAAAAGGCTTAATAAAGAAAATCTAAGGATTAGTAATAATTGCCAAGATATAAAAGATCGACTTAAAGTAATAAAGAAAAGTGTTGAAGAATGAGTATAAAAAAGGAGAGTATAAGATGGAATGGATAAAAGTAAGTGATAAATTACCACATACTCAAATAGAAGTAGTGTTTTATGTTAAACCTTATGAATGGTGGACAGGTATGTTTACCCCAAAAGGTAAGTGGAGTGATCAGCCTGTATTCCAATATCATCAACATTGGGGAGATGACAAATTTCATACTATAAACGATGTAACACACTGGATGCCGTTACCTAAACCATCCCATGAAATATAATATAAAATAAAGGAATGTATTATGAAAATAACCAAAGAAGATATAAATGCCTGTTGGGCTTATTCAGACGCTTACTTAGCTCAAATATTAAACGGGGAATACACTATTAAAGAAGCCAAAGAAGACTTAGAAAGTCTTATTGGCTCAACTTATGATGCAAGAGGAATTAAGGTGGAAAAAACTCACAAATACATTGAAGATCCAGTTGAAGATTATAATGATTTTACAGAGGTAACTTAAATGGTTTATGAAATTTTTAAAAATGGAAAATTAGTTGGGGAATTTTTCTTTCAATCTAAAGATAAAGCTTTAGAATATCTCACCATTTTAAAGAAAGATTCATATTCAACTTGGTCCGGGAAAAGGGTTAAATAAATGAAACTACCTGTAAATTACACAAATTTACACTGGACTGAAAGAAAAGTAGTGCGAGAACAATATATTAAAGAACAAAAAGGATTATGTTTATACTGCAATTGTAGTTTAAATAAAGAAGTACCAAAAAATATTACGGATAAAAAAATAAACTGGGATTTTTTTCCGGATAATTTTTTAAAATATCCGATACATTTACAACATAATCATAATACAGGTATGACAGAAGGTGCGGTACATAGTTATTGTAATGCTGTAATGTGGCAATACGAAGGAAGATGATAATGATTTTAGATATTAAATTACTCCAAAATCTCTCAAAGGAAAAGTATGATAAATTATTAAAATCTGGTATGTTCTGGGAGTACTTCCCAGATGCTACAGGTATTTATTTTAAAGATGTTAAAGTACCTAAGAAATTATTGACAAAGCTTAAAATTTAATTTAAGGTAAAATTTTACTTTAAATAAAATTAAATAAATAAAATCTAACCTTTAGGAGGAAATTAATTGAAAAAATTCAAAACAAAAATAAAAAATCGAGGAGGACCAATTGGCAACAATAAAAGACTGGTCGGGTGAGTTAGGTTTTTATGATGATTCTGAAGATGACCATATAAGATTACTTCTTTACGGTAAAACAGGATCTGGGAAAACAACCTTTGCTGGAACATTTCCGAACCCTTTATTTATTGATACGGATAAAGGAGGTTTAACATTAAGGGATAAAAAAATTCCAAGAATAAAATTAACACCTGGAAATAAAACCTACGATGAAATTATGGATATCTTACATAAGATAAAAAATAAAGAAGAACCATTTGACTTTAAGATAGAAACAATTGTTATGGATGGTTTTACAGCTCTATCAGATTTTATGATGATAGATATTCTTAAATACCCAAAAGCTCCTGGAAAAGTTAGTAGAGATATATTAAAGGGTAAACCAGAATGGGATGACTATGATTGCCTAAAGAATGAATTCTTGGCCATAATGAGGTATGTTAAAGACATAGGTTTACATTTCGTAGCAACAGCAGGTGTTAAATTAGATGAAGATAAAACAAATGGTAATTTCATTGCTCATCCCAATGTTATAGGAGGTTATAGGTTTATTGTAGGTCATGATTTTAACGAGGTTTATTATTTAGAAGAAAAGAAAACCTCAAAGGATAATGAATATATAGTTCATTTCCAAAATTTTAGTTATTATTATGCAAAAAGTCAGTTAAAATACAAAGGTATAAAAACAAACGTATCGTATGATACGTTATATTTAGAAAAGGAAGTAAAATAATATGAGAGTAGATCCAACAGTAAAAGATGCAATAGAATTATCAGCAGGGCTTTATAGTTTTGAAATTATCAATGCAAAAGAAACTGTGAGAAAAAAAGAACCAAAGAGGAATCAGATCATTGTGGAATTTGCGGTTTTAGCTGGTCCGGATGATGAAAAAGGTAATAGTACAGTTGGAGCAGAACATACTGAATTTATTGATATTTCTTTTGAGGGCTTTGAAGATAAAGGTTTAGCCTTTAAAAAGAAACAGTATCAAAATTTCGTAGCTGCTCTTGACAAAACAACTGAAGAGTTTGGTGATCTTGATGCAGAGGATTTGATCGGTGAAAGAGTAAATGCAAATATAGTAATGAATAATTACAAAGGTAAAATTAGTCCTCAGATTGACGGATATTCAATTTTTAATGATTAAACAAAACTTGAATGAATAAATAATTACTAAACCCTCCTTTTAAAGGGAGGGTTTACCTAATTAAGGAAAAAAAATGCTAAAGATGAAAGTGTACACATCTGATTACTCACCTTTACCAATTAGAGAACTTAATAAATTACTAAATAAGGAGATAAAGAAATTGAAAAATAAAAATAATTTTAAAGTAGCTTGGAATGGCCTTAAGTATACTCCTAATGAGTTGATAGAAAAAATTAGGACCTTAACTAACTTAGCTTATAAAGAAAATAGCGATCCTTGGGGAAAAGTAACTTGGAAAGATGAAGCAATTCAATGTGCAAGAGAAAGAGATGAAATATTAAACGCTAAAGATAAGATGATAGAAAATCTTAATTTTGAATTAAAGAGTAGCAAAAATATAACGTGTGCTTTAAATAAAGAAATTGAAACTTTAAAAGGAATTAAAACTTATCGAGTTGAATTTGATGCTTTTAATTCTGAAAATATCAAAGCATCAAATTTTTATGAAAATGAATCTTTCACTATATTTGTTGGGCATGAAAAAGAAGAAATACATAGAGTTAAAACATACTTAATTCAATCAATAAGTGTACTTCAATATGATAAATAAAATAACATACGGTAACATAACTGAAGGTTCCGGAATAGGAGTAATGGCTTTTAAAATTAAAATTGATAATCAAATTTTTCCGAAAGATCAAATTGGTAAAGTTATGAAGGTTATTTTAAGTCATTCAAATAAAAGAAAAGTGGTTGAGATTAATGGCAACTTCGCTCCTATCTTAAACGAGCAAATGTTAACTTTAATAATGACTCTTAAGGATAATAATTTTCACACCCAAGTTAATGCACCAGGGGATCAATATTACCCTTGGTTTTCTTTAATAGATCGATTAGTTATTCATATTGATAATTTAAAAATATGGCCAACATTTAAATGTGAAGATTTTATAATTTATTTAAGCCCTAAAGGTAAATTAATTGAACCTGAGATTCCTAAATATCCTAATGTTGTACTTTATTTAAACCCTTATTGGCATTTAGAAGAAGATAAAATCTTAACTTTTATGGAAAAGACAAAAAACAATTGGAGAATATACCCGAAAGCTCTTAATGTTTATATCGAGGATATCTGGAAATTTAAAGAACAAGAAGAAGGAAGGTTAGTTTATGGAACAATTAATTAATATCTTAATCGCTTTAGGAGGAGTTGGATTTTTTGGATGGCTAATTATGATGGGTAGAAAAGACTCTAAAGAAGGACCAAAAGAAACCTTTGATCCCTTTACTGAAGGGGATTATAAACCTAAATCGCCAGATTTAAATGAAATAAAAAAAGGAATAGAAAATGAAACACCTCAAGAAAGCATTGATAATGTTAATGATTTGCTTGATGATCTTTTCGGTGACGAATAATTTATACTCAATGGTTACTATAGATAAAGATGCTCAAGGAAATACTATTTATCTTTACCAATTTGAAGATCATAAAAAAGTTGAAGCAGCTTTAATTGAACTTAAAGAATATAGGGTTGAATTTCCTCTATTAAAGGAGGATTATGGAAAACTTTTAAACTCAAGAGCTTTGTGGAAAAATTTAAGCACTGAAAGATTTAAAGAAATTAAAACTTTAAAAATTAAAAAAGATATAGCAATTGGTAGTACTATTATACTAACAGTGGTTACTTTAATATTGGCGGTATTTAAATGAAATTAAAATCAAATATTAGAGTGGTTAATAGTTACTTAGGATCAGGTACTGTAATTGAAAGCAAAGAACAATATTGTAAAGGGTTATGGTTGGTTCAATTTGATAAAGACCCACCATATGAATATAATATGAGTTTAAACCCCACAGTTATATTTGATAAAGATTTAAAATTAGAGGTAATTGATGAAATTTAAAAGAACAAAATCCCTTTGTGAGCAATGCTCACTTAGGGATAAGAATAAAATTCAAGGTCAAGGGAGCTTTACTTCTAAAATTGCATTCTTTGGAGAGATCCCGAGTAAGTCGGATGATCTTGATGGTAAATTATTAAATGGTGCAGCTGGTGGGTTGTTAAATTGGGCCTTAAATGAGGTTGGTATATTTAGATATCAATCTTGGTTGAGTTACACCATACCATGTCGACCAGCTAAGGGTAAAATAGATTCCCTAGATGGTGAGGATGGTATTAAACATTGTAAAGAAGGATTCCTTCAGGAGCTTGAATTTTTAGCTAAAAAGGGAATTAAAGTTATTGTGCCCTTAGGTGAATTACCAACTAATCAACTTAAAATTGAAGGTAAATTTAAATCTATCAGGGGTTCGGTTTATGAAATTAATTTATACCAACTTAATTCTGGATTAAAATTAGAGCTTAAAAGTTTAAATGTTCCAACCTCTTGGAGGTTAATTGGAAGTTTTGTGATTGTACCAACTTTTGCACCAGAATTTATCTTTCGAGCTAGAGTAGCTAAAGGTAAGGAGGTTGCTAGTTTTAAACCAGTTTGGTTATCAGATTTAAAAAAAGCTAAGGAAATTTCTCTTAAAGGTTGGAATCCTCCAAAGGAGAATTTTAATCTCTTTCCAAGTGTTAGAGATTTAGAAACTTACATTCGAAAGGTTGAATCCTCCGGGGAAACCTTAGCTGTTGACATAGAAACTATACATGGATTCAACATGGACACTTGTAAGATTGTAACTATCGGATTAGCTAATTCAACATCCGAAGGGCTTTGTGTTCCGGTGTTAAAAAAAGGTGGTGGACAGTATTGGTCTGAAAGTGATTTAATTAAGGTTAAAAAATTATTAAATCAAGCTTTTAAATTACCTTTAGCTTTTCAAAATGCCCTTTACGACATGCCAAGGTTAAGAGCTTACGGTTTAGAGGTTGACTGGAAATATGTCTTACATGACACCATGATTATGCACCATTCTATTAGCCCAGAGCTTCCTCATGATTTAGGATTTATAGTTTCAATTTATGGTCAAACCCCAAATTGGAAAGAAAACTTTTGGGATGATCCGGAAATGATATTAACTAAAGATGATGTTAAAGTTAGAACTTACAATTTAAGAGATTGTGTGGTGTTGCATCAAATTATTCCAGAAATGGAAAAAGATTTAATTAATAATCAACTTGAGGGAACCTACCAAGATGAAGCTATGCCAAGCTTAAAAGTATTTGATAAAATGATATCAAATGGTATCTTATTTGATCTTAAAGCTCAAGCTAAGTTAAAAAGGAAATTAAAAAAAGAGGTTATTAAATTTGAGGAAAAGCTTTACACTCAAGCGAATTTACCTGAAAGCTTCAACATGAGTTCCGGGGATCATATGAGGTACTTCCTTTACGGAATTGAACCAGTTAATTTTAAGAAAATTCCTCAACTGGAGGATTTTAAAGCTCATAAAGAAGAGGAAGTAAAATGCCCAAATTGTAGAAAGAAAACCTGGATGAGGTTAAATGTTTTTGAACCTTGTTCTAAATGTGGAGGTACTTACGAAGGTACTGGTAATTTTAGAATGAAGTCAAAACGAAAACCGGGTACTGGTGTGCACCAAGATCTAAAAGATCTTAAGATTTTAAGAGATAAAGTTAAACCTCTTTATATTGTTGGTAAATTTAACGCCACCTTAACCGATTCCGGTAAGCTTTCAGTAGGTGCTGATGGAATATTAAGTTTCCAAATCACCCTAAGAGCTAGAAGGGAGGTGATTGAAGGGTTAAAACGACCAACTGAAAAGCATGTTGAAGAAATAAATTCAATAAATCGTACATTAGAGTGGATTAAAATTTTTAATAACTGGAAAAAGGTATTTAAACTTGAGAATGATTTTACAAAATACAAACCATCTAAAGATGGACGATTGCATGGATCATACCTTCCCCATGGAACTGCAACTGGGAGACCCTCAATGAGCAAGCCTAACTTAATGCAGGTTCCTAAAAGGGCTAAAGAGATTAGAAAAATGTTTATTGCTAAACCAGGTTACACTTTAATTTCAGGAGATTACTCAAATTTAGAAGTTCATGTACTTGCACATGAAACTGGTGAACCAAATTTAATTCCAGTAATTAAAGGAGAAATTAATCAACATGATGAAAATACTAAAATTCTCTTTAACCTAAAACCCGGTGACCCTTATTGGAATGATGCAAGAGATGGAGCTAAGGTTTATCAATTTGCCAGAGTACAATATGGTGGAGGTATTCAAAACACCTTTAAGAAAGTTTGTATGAAATGTCCTAATGTTGACATAACATTAAAAGCTTTTAAAAAAGCTGATAATGCTTTCTTTGAGAAAAACACAGTCCTGCACGCTTGGCAGGAGCAAGTAAAAGAAACCGCAAGAAAAACTAGAGTATCCCAAACCTTCCTCGGACGGAAGAGAATTTTAATGGGTGAAATTAATCAAATAGAAAGACAAGCTTTAAACACCCCTATTCAAGGAGGAGCAGCCGGGATAATTAATCGAGCAATGATTAAACTTGATAATGAAGTTGAGAGGTTAAATTTAGATGCAAATATCATTCTTTACATTTATGATCAGTTAGTTTATGAAGTAAGGGATGATCAGGTTGAGGTTATGACTAATTTAATAATTAAAGAAATGGAAAGACCGTTAGATTTTTATGGTAAGATGGTAAGTTTTCCTGTGGATATAGAAATTGGTAAAAATTGGGGATCTTTAAAGGAGTTAAAAAGGTGATACCAAAACGTAGACCTTGGTTTAAAAGTTATTATGTTGGAGGAGGTTGGTGGTTCTACTGTTGGCCTAAACACATAATTACAAAGTTTTTTACTAGCCCATATTGGGAAAGAGAAATTTAAAAAGGACATTTTAAATACACAACACAATATTTAAATAACCCTGAAAAATTTAAAAGGAATTTAAATGAAAAATCAAATTAAAAAAGGAAAAAGAAAACAATACAAAAGTGAGAAAGAATTTATCCTAACTCTATGCGATGCTTTGGAGAATTCAATATTTAAACAAATTCCTAAAGAAGATTTAAACGAGTTTGAGGAGTTAATGAAAAATGTTAGTAAAGAATTTATCAAAAGATACCCGGAAGAAGTTAAAAGTAAATTAATAAGTTTATAGGAGTTAATAATGAATAGTGAGTATATAAAAAAAGGTTCCTTAACAATGGAACTTACCATTGAAGTTGATGTTAATTTTGCATATAATGAAGATTCACTCTTTAATTACTATGTATGGTTTAATAGTCCTCAACGAGATCCAATTGATCTTTACTACGGAATGAGTGTTGAAAATTTAAACTTAATCGAAGAAGAGATTAATGAAAGAATTAATGAAATTAAGTATGAAGAATAAATTTAAAAGGATAAAGTATGCTAAAAACTCCTACACCATATAATGAAGATGATATAGTTGATAAATTTTGGAAAGAAGAAGGGTTTGATAGGTTTCTCCCAAAAGAGGGGTTTTTAACTGATTTTGTTCTAGCCACTCGTGGAATAGAAACTCCAACCCACCTCTGTCTTTGGAGTGCAATCTGGACAATCTCTTCAGCATTGAAAAGGGATGCTTACTTTAAGTGGTTTCCAGATCCTCTATATCCTAACTTCTTCATCGTCCTGGTTGCTCCTCCTAGGCTTTGTGCTAAGTCAACAGCAGTTAGGCAGTTTGGAGAAAAAGTAGTTAGTGATTTTACCAAGTTCTATCCAGATCCGGTAATGAAATTTGCTAAAGAAGTAAACCTCCTCCGGACTAAAGTAACTCCAGAAGCTCTTGAAATTGCACTTATTCCTAAAGAAGGTGTACCGATTAAGATAGGAGATGAAAATTTCATAGGTAACCGAGGTTCAGAGTGTGCAGTTGTGGTTTCTGAACTTGCAACTTTTCTAGGAAAACAAAAATACAACACTGGTTTAATAAATAAACTAGTTGATCTTTATGATTGTAAAGATGTAGATAGTAGTTCAACCGTAGGCCGGGGTGAGGTAACTTTTAAAAATATCTACTTTACCTTAATTGGAGCAACTACTATTAAAGGTATCAATGAAAGTATTCCTGAGGAAGCAATGGGTGGAGGGTTTCTTTCAAGATTAATGCTAGTACACGCTCCAAGACCAACAAGAGCCTACCCGGAGCCGAGGGAGGTAAAGGGAGCACCTGATCGCACAGAGCTCGCTAAGAGGCTTGCTTGGGTTGCTAATAATGCTCAAGGGGAATATTACTTTAATGAAGAAGCACAAGTTTATTACAACAAACTCTACGCCAGGCATCGTAAGAAGCTCATGACTGAAAATGATGAAACTATGGATATGAAGTCTAGATTTGATATTCATTTAAGAAAGCTTGCATTGATATTGAAAGCTCAAAGATATGAAGAAGGGAGAGAAATTACTTTAGAAATTCTTAAAGAAGCTGAGGATATTTTGAATGCAACCTATGATGGTGCTCAAGGGATAACTAAAGAAGTTGGAATATCTGCTTATAATAAAGCATATAATCATACCAAAGATTTAGTCAAGCAAAGGAAGAAAATTACCAGACGGCAATTACTTCAAAGATTAAGTCCTTATGGAGTCACTGCTGATTTAGTTCTTAAGATCATGCAGCACCTCCACCAGGAAGGATTGGTTAACATAAGTTTAAGAGGAAGGAATATGAAATACCCTTCCACCACCGGGGAGGAACTTTATGAATGGGATAAATAAAGAAAAAGATAAATGTAAATATGTTGAGAACATTCTCGAAGGATGTGCTCCTTTACAGTGTAGATTGTTAAACAACACACCTTGGATATTATCTGACGACTTAGGATTTAAATATATTAACCATAAATCTGGTATTTGTAGTAATGACGTTTTTCATTATTGTCCTTTCTGTGGATTTGAAATAAATCAAGAAAGGAGTAAAAATGAGTAAAATTAGTTACAGGTATAAAGAAATATTTGATTACAAAAATGACGAAGACTATAAAGAAGTAACTTGTTCAAATTGTAATGGTTTAGGTGAGGAGAATTTAAATAAAACTAAATGTTCAGCTTGTAAAGGTTCAGGTATTGAATATGTTTTAAAGGAGAAAAATGAATGAGTAATAGTAAACAATTATATTCAGTTTTAAAAAAGTTAGGTTTAAAATACACAGTTGGAATTACAACCTGGCCTAGAGAGTGTAGTTTTTTTAATCCTTTAATTAAATCAAAATGGATTTGTGGTACACCTTACAATTCAGGACAAGGTAACATAGATTACAATAATTATGCTTACGGAGAAACAGCACTTCAAGCTGCCGAAGGTGCACTTGAACTTAAAAATAAAACTTTTCACGCCAAAAGTACTTGTAAGAAACAACTTAAGTTTAATTTTGAGGTAGGTGATGAGTAGAAATAAATTAACCGATGATTTGAATTTTGTAATTAAGCTTAAAAAAACATTTGAAACCTCCTTAAGTTGTCGTGAGGTAGGAGATAAATTGGGAATTTCAACTCAAACAGCCAGGAGATATCTTAAGGATTTTAATTTAACCTACCCCTCCGGACGACCATCAAAAGGAAATTTACCCCCTAAATTAACTGGGGGTTTAATAAAGTGGATTAAAGCTAATCCGAAAGTTAAATTACCTTCATCTGTTGCTGAGATAGTTAAGGTAACTAACTTAACCAAAGATCAAGTTAAATCATCCCTCTACCGTATGAAACTTAAACATAAAGAACGAATTGAAAACTTAGGTAAATTATATAACTTACCCGGGGCTTTAAAATTAACCTCAGGTTCTATTTTTACCTTTAAGGATATAAAGAGTTATTCAATATCTCATTCCCCTTTTAGCGAGGATTTAAAGATTGATGCACTTTTGAGAAATAAAAAAAGAGTAGTCTTTAAAACTACCCTTTCTAAACTTGAAGCTTATCTTAAACTTAAGGACTCATAATTTCCCAATCACTATTATAAGATGCTCCCATACTTGAAAGGAAAGCTCCCCAGGTATCACCTTCATTTGAAAGTTGAACTGCATCCTGCATTTTTTTAATTTCAAAAGCACCCGGTACTGTCCATTTAAAAATGGTTGAGTTTGTAGGATTAAACTCAAGCTTACCATTTTTATTACTTAAACCTAAAAGTTTAGCCCTCGCTTGCTTTCCTTCAAACCCTCCTCCAACAGCTGATAATGTGTCTTGCATAATTTCCCAAGCTGGTCCTCCAGTGAAGATTGCTGGTTCCCAAGGTTTGAAATTATCCGCACGTACTCCAATTGCTCTAAATGCTCCATAAAGTGCAAGGGAATTACCAGCCATTATACTCCCAGCTACAATTTTCTCACCTGTATTCATGTATTTTATACCTCTCCGGATGTTATCCACATAATATGCCGGGTAATGCCCCATCATCCCGAACATTTTCCCAAGTGTACCTGAGAATGCAAGAGGAGCCATTCCTGATCTATAAGGAAACATGGTTTCTGTTACAATTTCAGACGCAAACATATCCTTAGCTCCATTGATCTTTCCTTCATTCATTAATTTGAATATAGCATTTCTAGTAGTTGGGTCCATTTGAGAGACACCAGACATGTGCCCGAATTCATCAGGGCTTAATCCTATGCTTTTAATTCTCTTAAAAGCGTCATCGAATTTTAAACTTGCAGCTTGATAAGCAACTGCTCTGGTAAAGTCATCTGAATTTTTATACATCTTAAGTGATGTATGAGTTATCTTTCCGAGAAGTGCATTTTGGTCAATAACTTCTGAACCAAACAAAGGTAGAGCACTCATAATACTACCTTTCTTTCGAAGAGCATCAAAAATTGCCCCACCTTCAGGTCCTGCAACATCACTTAATGCTTTCTTAACCCAACCGTTGTCTTGCATTCTCATAGCGAGGGTTGTCCAGATTTGATTCATATTCCTAACTGGTAACCAGGGTTTAAATCCCATACTTGCGGAATATCCTAAGGACATAAACCAAGAGGTTATATCGTTGGTTAATTGAGGGCTAATTCCAAATTTACTTAAAATCTGAGGTGTAATTGATCTAATAATTTCCTGAGCATTACCTTGTGGGAGACCTCCAATTTGAGCTAAATAATTAAACATCCTTTTTTGCATAGTTCGATCTAACGCTAAGGTAGGGGAAGTTTTAACCTTTTCAATTAATTCTCCAAGGTATTTTTCCTTTAGCCCTATGTTAGTGTATCTATAAAGTTGAGCCATAGGATCTTTCTCTAATGCAATATCAACAATATCTGAAGTCCTGGCATGTTTAAAGAAAGCATCAAGCTCTCTGGGGGTTTTGTTATCAAAAATTGATGCTAAGTAAGCATGAGGATTACCATCGGTAAAGACCTTTCCTGGATTGGTTTGGTAATATTCTTTAATTTTTGGTAAGTAATTTTTAATAAAAACTTGCTTCTTTCCAATTCCGAAGTAAGCGAAAGCTCCTTCATTTTCAGTTGTTCCATAGAAAGCTCTAAGTTTTTCTGCTGCATTGATTTCTTGAGTTCCAAATTTAACTTTATCCCTTAAAGCATCTTCGATTATTTGAGGTTTAAGTTTATCAGGAGCCTCCGCATATTCCCCTACCCATCTTCTAACTTTCTTCTTCATAATCTTACCAGAGCCATTATCAAAAATAGTACTAATAGTTTTTCGAATTGCCCCTTCTCTACCAACCACAAATAACCTAGCTGCTTCTATATCATTGAACATTTTTAATCCAATTGGATTTCCACCTTCTTTTACAAATCTTTCAAGAGTTGATTTAATTGGAGTCCAAATTTGTCCAGCCTTAGCTAGGATAGAGTATTCAAATTTTGAATTACTTAAATCCGGTTCTTTAATTCTAAAAAAATCATCTTCAGGTCTTTTAAAACCATCTAAAAGTTCCTCTGGCAGGCCGGATAATTCCGGTGCCCATTCAGGTACAGGTACTTCTTTAAGTGCTTTAGTTACATCATCAAACTTATCAAATATTAACTTCTCCCCTTCGGATGAGTAAAGAAACCATTTACTAACTTTATACTCCATTCGATAACCTTTTTTGTTAGCGGAGATTTCAAGATTTTCCATTTCCTTCCAACCACCTTCGAGATATTCACGTGCTTTCTTAACTTGATTAAAGGTTCTTCTTTCTCCAATCTCTCCAATAACTACATCAAATTGTTTCCTCTTAGCTGAGAATTCAATCCTCCCCTTAGCTCCTCCGGTTAAAGAGAAACTCTTTCCACCGAAACTTCGAGATGCAAATTTATCTAAAAACTTCATCATTTGAGTTTGGTTAGATATCGCTAAACCATCTTTAGTAACTCTAACTTCAAGTTGTCCGGTTTTAGTTAAAGTAATAGATGGTCCAAGTTCAGAACTCATCTTTGGTAAAATCTCAGGTACCTGATCTAAAAGTTCATTAATGTTTTTACCCCTGGCAATTTCATTTCTTCCTTCCATTATTTTCAAGATTTCCGATTTATCTGTACCAACAACTCTCATTCCTCTTTTTTCAGCACTTTGCTTAAGCATATTTAAGGTTGCATTTTCTCTGATAAGTTTCTCTCCAACTTCATTAAGATTTTTGTAAGTACTCTTAATTGATGGATTAATTTTTGAAGTGATCGTCCAATTATCTCCAGCCTTAATTAGAACCCCACCTGATCTATTGATTGCATAAGCCATCCATTCAGGGGTAAAGAGATTTTGTTTAATTAAACTTTTAGAATAAGCCTCTATAAAATTACCCCCCACTGGGATTGCTTCTTTTCCAGTTGTAAGTTCGGAGAGTTTCTTAGTTAAGTTTGAGATAGCTAAAGTTTCATCAGTTGCTTTAAGAGTTCCTTTTGGGATTTCACTTAAAAGTCCTTCCTTTGAATAAATCTTAAACATCCCATCTTCGTCTATAACTTTAATTCCCTTAATAACTTCATCACCACCTCCTCCACCTCTAACAAAGGTCTTAGAGAAAGCTTCGAGTTTACTCTTAGAGAATTTTCCATCCACAGGAGATGCTAACCTGGTTAAGATGTTTATATCTTTAGAATATTTTAAAGGTATCTCACCTTTAATAATTGCTTTAATATTTAAATTCTGACTTGAAGCTGCTCGTTTAGAGAATTCTTCAATTGTTGCTTTTGCAAAGATTGGGTTCATTTGCCCCTTAGTAATTACCTTTACCATATGATTACTAATTTCTTGTAGTGATTTAACTGTATGTGTTGTTTTATCTCCTGTTTTTGAAGAAATTTCCCATAAACTATCACCTTTTTTAATCAAACTAAAATTATTTTTAGAAGCAATTAATTGCATAGCTCCTTCATCAGTAATTTTTTCGATGTTTTTAAGAACTCTAAATGTTACTACATCGGATACAACATCTTGTTGTAATTCTTTTGGTAGCCTTGTTAACATATCTTGAGGTATATCTGCTCCTGAAAATACTAAATGTTGCATTTCTTTAAACTCAGTTGGGTTTAAATTTTTATAAATTGTAGCTATATCTCCATATCCTTTAATTCCACCTTTAGCCCCTATTTTAACCATAGGCCACAGTACACCAGTTGCCCAATTCACAGCGAGGTCCATTGCGAAATATTCCCCAAACCATCTTGCAGATTTAGAAAGGATTGTTTGAAAATCCTGATTTCCAGTTGCTTCTTCTACAAGAGCTTCTCTGGCAAATTCTCTAGCTACTCCAAGCATTGAAGTAATTCCAGCATGCACTCCTTCTCCTACCATTCTACCTAAAACTAAACCGGAAGTTTTACCCACGCTACTTCTAATACCTTCATCTACAAACTTTGCAAACATCCCAACCCCTTTAGCTCCTTCTACCGAGGTTCCAACCATATTTGAGATAGAAGCAAAATCCACTAATGTACCTGAGATTGCAGCAATTGTTTTAAGGGTATTTAAACCTGAAGCATCTGGTGATGTTCGATCTAAGAAATTACCAAAGTGTGCTATCATTTTTTTAGCTTCCGAACTTTGAGAAAGTTCTTTCGGGATTATTCCAAGATTTTCAAGTTGATCCCCAATAGCTCCTTGTACTATATCGGAAGTTAAAATTTTATCGGCAATGTTGTATATTACCGAATTATCTTTTCTAACTTGATTTATAACCACCTTTTCCATTAAAGATTTAGCATTTTTATCCCCGGCTTGCACCTTACCTAATAGATCTTTTGAAAAAGCATCCACTTGAGGATCTTCAAACGAAGGAGGTGCGAATAAAGCTGCATTAATTGTTGCTTTTTGATCCTCGGGTTTAAGTAGCTTAAAATCTGAATTAGTTAAAAGATCTCTTTTAACCCAAGCTTGACGTGTTTTAGCTTGAAGTTCAAAGGAGGCTGCTTTATAATCCGTACTAGATGTCAGTTCTTGAAATGTCATTTAATACTCCTAGTTACCTATGTTATTAAGTAAATTTGTACCTTCATCTGTTACAGTTGTTTTACTTGGTTCTTCATTTTGGTCTAAAAAAGTAAATGTTGAAACAACACCAGTACCACCTTTACCCCAATGTGTTAATCTATATCCAGCAGCCTCTAAAGCACTTCTATATCTAACATCTGTCCAGCCTACAGGTTTTTCAGCAAGTTGTCCAAACATCACTCCATATACTTTTGAAACAGCTGCTGCCATTATATTTTTACTTATTCTATCAGCTTTTTCTTCTTGACTTAAATTTTCATTCCCTTGAATACGTTTATATTCTCCAACAGCTGTTTCCCAAGCTAAGACTTCACCTTCATTTCCACTTACTTGATTAGCTGCGTGAGCTTCAAAAAAGTTTAAAGCTGCCATTACTTGATTAGTTTGTGTTATTTCTTTATTTGCGAATAACCTAGCTGTTTCTAAGCTTAGTTTTTTATTTTCTAACCTATTCTTTTCAGCTTCCGGCATAAAATAAGTAGCAAGAGAAGGGTTTTTAGAAGCAGTTATTATTAAATTAACATCATCTGCTAAAGTGTTTAGTGATTTAGAAGATAATGCTTTATCAACTAAAGAGTTCGCTGCAAGTGTTTGAACATTTTCTGGAATATCTTTTACACCTGTTTCATTAACAAAACCTTCAGCAACTTTATGAAGAGCTTCTAATCTTAACCTCTCTCCAACAGGAATTGGAGGAGCTTGTCCGCTTCTTACTTGAACATTATAATCATTAATTTTCTGATCGTAATTAGAGAGTAAATTAGCAGATTCCATCGTAGATGGAATATATGAACTATCCATTAAATTAAGAATTGAATTTCTCTTATCATCTGGAATTGCAGCAGTTTTAAAATCCTCTGCTAACCTTAAATTTGAACTATCCTTTAAAGTTGGCGATTGAATTGTATTAAACTCAGCTTTAGTTACTGGTATTCCACCATTAAGTGCATCTGGATTTTCATTTTCATAGAAACCTGTAGGAAATACACCAGGTAAAGGTGTTCGTGCAAATTTAGAAGTATAAGAACTTTCAAATGAGCTCATGTTTCCGTTTAGATTATATTTTTCATCTGCTTCTTTACTCAAACCTTTATCACTTGAAAGACCTGTAATTTGTCCTTGTCCCCCAATTTTAGGAAGTGGTTTGATTCCGTTTTTACTTTCAATGGATTTATCTAAGGTTCCACCAAGTTCTTCAATTTGAGCTTCGATTGCGTTAGCTCTTCTGGTGAGGTCTAAAGCTACACCAGTAACATCTCCAGCATCTCTACTTAACTTAGCTTTATCTAAAAGTTCTTTTCTCTCTTTATTAAGTTCAGAAAGTTTAAAAGCCTCATCAGCTGATCTTTCAGTTTCAGCTTTTGCTAATTCAGCAGCACCTGTGTCTGTGACAACAGCTGGAGCTACTTCTTCTTTACCACCATTTGCACCTTCAACAACTTTTTCAGTTTCTTCACCATTATTTCCGTTGAGGTAATCTCCTAATAATCCAACAGCTTTTTTACCTACTGGATCAATTCCTGTAGATGTACCAGGAATTGAAGTGTCCCCACCAAATTTTCCACTTAAAAATAATTGTTGATATTCAGGAGTATTAGGGCCACCTGCGTACACTGATTTAATAGTTTCCATTGTAACTTGACCTGGAGTCATTTTAATATTAGCTAATCCTTGAGCAAATCCTTGAGCTTGTAAACTATCCATACCGAAAGATTGAAGCATCTCCGGAAGAGCTGATCCCATTTGTTTAGCTAAAACATTGTAACCACCAGCTTGATTTGCCATCGTCTCAAGAGCGCTTAAACCTTTACCTATATCAAATTCTCTCTTTTGTTCAGCTATTGTTTTTTGATTATTTACAAAACTCATCATCTGCCCAATTGATTGATTCATTGTTCTTATTGTATCCTGGACCGAAGGAGGTCCTCCTACTACATTTGTTGTTGACATTTTAATTTATCTCCTTAATTTTAAATTTTTTGGTTGTTCTGGTGTATCAAATAACCCAAAAGCTGCTGCACCTGTTAACCCTGTTACAGCTAAACTAGCTGCATCCATTCCATAATCCCATATTCCCTTCTCATACCCATAAGTTGGGGTATAAAAACTAGGAGCACCTAAACCTGTAAGACCAGCTAAAGCACCACCAGCTTGTTGACCATAGTAACTTAAAGCTTGTCCGGTGTTTTGTCCTTGTAAATTTCCAGCAATTCCTAGGGCATTATTAAATAAATTTAACTGCTGACCTGCAATATCAGTTGCAGCTCCTTGATAAGCCTCTCCTACACCTTTACCAACAGCTTCTCCAAAAGCACCTGAATAAAGTCCAGATCCTCCAAATTGTCCACTAATCTGTCTTTGAGCATTTCCAGCTGCTTGCTCGGCTAAGGTATTTCTTTCTCCTGCAAATTGACCTATGGCACCACTTAACCTTTCATCCCCTAAAATATTAAGAAAATCAAACCCCCCACTACCACTTAAAAGTTGCTGAATTAACTGTTCCGCACCTTGTGTTCCTGCGGTTAATTGAGTATTTAAAGTATTTGCAACCCCTCCAGTTAAAGGATTAACATTTACACTTGCATCCGAACTTCCTATTTCTTCGTAACTACCGCCCATTAAGGACCTCCTCTCTTAAAATTGAATATGATTTCAAATCCCTACCTTCTCCATCTTTTTTAACAAATGATCTCAAAGTACCTTCATACTTGAAATTCATCTTCTTTTCAATAAACCTAATTGCTGCCTTAGCGTATGGAGCAATTTGAGTATCTAACCTCTTTAAATCAAAGTAAAGAAACATCCAAATTAAAACATCCTTTAAATCCTCTAACCTAGCTGAAAGTTTATGATCCCAAAACACAGGGTGAAAGGTTGCTTTAAGCCCTGGATCAATTTTAGTTATTAAAATTATTCCACCTTCATTCTCGAGTACGATTGTATCTTTTCTCATAAATTGAGCTAAATAATTCTCCTTAGCCCTCATCCGATCATCCACAAAGATTGAATCAAAATCTTTAATTTTTTCCCAAATATTTTCAAGTTTATCTGGAGAGAATGTTACCATTTCAAAAGCTTCTGGTAAAGCGTGCATTAAAACCTCACCTCCTTTCCTCTGAGTTTTGTTTTAAGCAAAATTTCATTAACTATATATTGTTCATTATCAGTAGAGGAAGTTAATTTAAACCTACCAATTCCACCAAATAATTTAAAACTAGTTTTACCCTCAGTATCTCCTGCATTTACAGTTAAAGTTCCAAGCGATTTCCAATTAACTCCTCGATCAACTGATCCTTCAATGGTATAAGTAATATCTGAAGCTATTGGTGATTCAATTTTAAATGAAAGCCCAGACCAAACTTTATTATACCCTGGTTTTGAAAGATCATAATCCTGAGTTTCTATAATTGAAGTAATTCTAGCTCCTCCTTCATCGGTAGTTTGGGCTAAGAAATATTCCAACCTACCATCTACGGTTGGGTAAATATCGTAAGATCCTTCATTGATGTAAGTCATTGAATCTATTGAATTAAAATAAGTATCCAACCCATCAATCGTTGCACTTAAGCTATCTAACCCATCAATTGTGTACCCTTGATATATTGCAGCATCTGATAAACTTTCACAAGTTACCTTTTCCATTCCCCAAGCTTTACTTCTATAATCGTAAGTCCAGAGTTCCTCAATATTTGAACTCGATTTAGGGAATCCAAAAATAACTCTACTTTTAACTGAATCAACAACTGCATAAATCTTAGTTAAATCGGAAGCTTCTTTTAAAGAATTTCGAACTATTGGGGTTCCAATTGGAGTTAACCCTTGAGTTGAGAGTTGATAAATATCATCCTGCCCAACAAAGAATAGAGAATCAAAAAAATTAACCACCGCTTTCATTCCAACTAAACCAACATTACCTGTATCTATTCTTTGAAAATAGATTGGTAAGTTTGGCATTTGAGAAGGAACTCCAATATAAACTGCATCTTTAAAAAATGCAACCAAGGTGTTTCCCATTGGTTTTAAGGTTATGATCTCCCCAGTTTGATAGGGGAGATCAAGGTAATTAATTACCGGAATATCATCAAACACCCCAGGTTCACTCCAAGTTATTCGATATCTGTATTCATTTCCGGATACTGTGACTTTTCCATAATAAAGGCGATCTCTAAAATAAGTGATACTTTCAGGTATGGTAGTTATTCCTGCATCTAAGGTTGTAAAATCTGTGCCATCAAATTTATAAGGCACCCTTGAACCATCTACAAAGATCATTTCATTATCCGCAGTAACTACTGAATCAACATATCTTCCTTCTCCTGGTTTAAATGCTCTTCGAATTTCATAATCTGAACCAGCTGCATGTGAGTTTACAGGAGCAATCTTAGTTTCCAAGTGAGTGTTGTCAGTTATTGAATCAACCTCTAAAACTTCCGGACCATTACTAGATCCATCAAGATCTAAAACAATCACATCCCCTTGTTGTAGAAGTCCATCAGTCCAGGTTGTACCTGAACCCGTTATTGTTTCATCCGAAGCAGTTGCGGTGATAGTACCTGTGTCGTATACCCAATATTTAGGAACAAATGTTGCACTAGCTAAAGTGTAAATAAACTTCTGATCAATTACAACTGTTTTTTGCAACCCTGTTGTGGAGTCAAAAAATACCTCTAAGCTTTGAATTGGGGGATAATCAACTTGAGTAGAGCCAGCATATCTCTGATGTGCTTCTCTCCTAAGCAACCCACCAGGTGTTGCTTGAAAACTTTGAGCATTCTGTAAGCTTCCTTCTTCGCTCAATTGAGGTGGTAAATGAAGTTGGATTCCTTTATTTAAAGGTCGTATAGTGTGAAATAAAGGATTACCAGGAATAAAAGAACTAGGTGTTGGCATTTTAAACCCCTTTAACTTTCTTTTCGCTACTTTGATATCCTGTGAATATCATTAAATAAACTTCAGTAAAACCGATTAGGGCAATTAAAACTGTGTCAGAAAGACCCACTTTTACATTAAACACCAAACAACCACCAGTTAAAAGCATTAAATAAAAAGCGATTAACCATCTTCGAGATTTCCATTTATTATATTTTTTGACTTTATCTTTAATTTCAACTTCCATTTATTTCTCCTTAATATCATAAGTCCTAATACTGAGTATTTTATCATATTCTAAGCTCGGTGAATAGGGATCATAGTTAATAAGTCTAAAATGTCCATAACCTTTAAGAGTTCTAATATGTAAAATAACATAATCCCCTTCAAATTTCCCCCAACTCTTACCAAGTTTTGGATCTAAATATTGGCACCCAACATATTTAGCGGTGAATTCAGGTTTAATTAAGAAAGAGAGTCCTTCATTAATCACCGCTGCATGATTTTTAACATAACAAGAATCCTTAATTAACTTAGCACTTGATCTATCTTTACCATTTTTCATAAACCCTTGTTTTATTAAATGGTAATAAATATATAAAATAGCTTTCTTACTTAAAACTTTACCAACTTTCATTTGAGCAATAGTTAATAAAGTCATCATCAAACAACCTGCTTTAGCTATGTTGTTATTTTCCTTAAAATCAGTTTGTCTTAAAAATCTCATCCCTTTACCTCTTTTTCTTTGATTGTTTTGAAAATCTTACGGTAATAAAAACTTTTACTTACCATTAAATTAAAACTCCAAATAATCTCAAAAGTTCAGGAATCTGAACAACTAACAGTATTCCAGTAAAAATGGTAAGAATGGTTAATTGGGTATTAATTTTATGATAAACATTTTCAAGCTTTATAACCCTGGTTATTAACGCATTCTCCTTGCTACCATTACCGAATATTGTTAGTTTTAAATCAGTCAATAAAGCTTTATGTTCATCTACCATTGTGCAATTTTCCATTATTTTTCCGTCCTTAAATAATTTAATTTTCCTCTTTAAGCTTATTTTAAATTTATCCTATTTTCTCTATAAATATGTCTATCATCATGCTTTTCTCCCCATACCGTATATTGTTCTTATCCAACTACCAGCTTCAGACCCATAAGTAAAATTTAGAGAGTCTATATAGTCCCAACGAGCATATCTTGTATCGTCACTCCATAGCTCATATCTTTGACCAAAACTCATTAAAGCTACTGGAAAGTAATTGAACTTTTGCATATATGGTGTTAAATAATACTGTCCTTTTACAACTAAATATTCAAAATTAGTTAATGCCTCAGAAAGAGTAATTGTTCCATTATATTTTCGTGTTGGGTAATCAGCTAAAACAGTATAATCAGTTCCTAATAAATCAGGATGACTTCCGTTCACTTCTAAATCCTCAATAGTAGCTGAATTAGTAACTGTTAGATCAGCGATTATGTCAGATGAAACTTCTTCAAGGGTGACTGAAGTGTTGGTTGCCCGGATGATTGAATCTTTTGGGAGGTCTTTTCTAACTATTACTACTTTGTATTCCCATGTCGTAGGTATTAAAGAAAAAGTCCCAGCTGAATTGACATAATTAGAATTACTGCTAAATATTTTTAAACTACAATTATCTAAATCTCCATCTATACCTTGTAATTTTTGTCCATAATTACCCGAAAGATATATCTCATGATCTGTAACATCATAGTAAGTATCTGGAACTGCCGGATTTCTTATAAATACTTGACTTTTGTATTCAGTAAAGTCTGTATATAATCCATGATTTATTCCAATCAAAGCTCCCGGTGTCCAGGTTGAAGTGCTCAACCACCCACTATCAAAACCACTCTTAGGTACGTTGAAAGTAGTACTCCCATCCCCTTCCCCATAAGTAGTTCCAATCTTAGCAAATAAATCACTATAAGTTGCCCTGCTAACCGCAGAACCATCATTCTTTAAATAACCTACTGGTGCTGCTGATTCACCCCAAGCCATTGATGATCCGATAGGAATTCCCGAAGGAAGATCTCCATTAAAAATTCCTTCTAACGTTAAATCACCAATAACCTCAAGATCCCCTTCAACCTCAAAATTCCAAGGGTCTTTCAATGTCAAAGTTGGGTCTGCATTTCCTTCAGTTCCATCATGCTCAAATGCAAAGTCCGGGAACCCTGATGGAGTTCCGGAAGTTTTATCTATTGCACCTGGTTTGGTTGGTTGGATTATTTTGTTTTCGTTCATTTTATTTCTGCACTTTAGAATAAATTACTCCACCAACAGCAGTTAAAAAAACAGTGAAAGCTATAGTAGTTACTCCTATTAATTCTACTTCTTTTTGTAAATAAGGAGCTTGTAAATTTTCTTCGTACTTTAATGTAGTACAACCCATTAAACTCATAATAAATAATATCATAATAACATACTTCATTTTTGTACTCCTTATTTTAATTGCTCTATAAAAACATCTGTATAAACTTCAACTCCTCCAGTAGTAACATCATTACCTAAATCTCTGTTAGTTAAAGAAAATTGGCAGTAGTGTCTTATTTCAAAATCTTTTTCAGCTGCTATTGTGAACACAGTTATTAAAAAAGAATCTGTCTGTGTAATATCGTTATTATCTGATGTTGCACTGGAACCTATCGCAACATCAGAGGCATCTGTAACATTATAAAGTTTCATTTGATGCTGTGCGACCCGAAAACCAGGCACTCTACTAGTTATTTTATAAGTTCCAGGTGGTAATGTAATTTTATTTGCAGATAAACTAGCACCTACAATAGTGTTAGTTATTTCTGTATTTAAAGTTCTAATAAACCAAGTATTTTGTGTTACAGTTCCACCAGGTGTACCAGAAGATTTTTGATCCTGAACATGTATAATCCCTAATGAAGCTTTTAATACACCTGTGATTTCTAAATTACCACTTATTTTTTTAATGCTTTGAAAATCACTTCCATCGTAACATCTTAGTTCATCATCATCAGAATCCCACCAAATTCTCCCTTCATCATCTACACCTAACCCTGCACCATTAGCTCCAGGTTGATTCGTAGGTTCTGCACTCTGATAATAAGCCCTTGCACTCCCTTCCTTATGCCTCCAGTCTGCACTGGCAAGCCCTGACGTTCCATCTTCAAAGGTATCGTGCTCATTTTCCATTCGTTCCTCAACAGCCTCTCTATGAGCTCTTTGTTGATTATCTAAAGTACTTGGACTGTCCGATCCATCTGGACTATTTTTAAATGTACCACCCCATGTTTGTGCCATAATTAACTCCTTCTACCTAAATTCAATTTACCACCAGAAAATTCCCTTTCATCCTCAACATCCATTCCGGAAATGGTTTGTTCCATAAACTCAATAAAATCCCTCTTAGTTGAATATTTTTCATTAGATTCACCTTCCCTTCTATACCCCCACTCAGTTCCCCACAGTATGATCCCATAATGGAATTGCTCAGGAATTTCCGGTTCATCTGTGCTTAAGGTCATTTCAGTTGGTAATCTATAATATTCAAGTTTAAACCACTTCTCTTTCTCGGGTGCATAATCAAAATAAAGCTTATTTCCAAATCTATACCACCTGGTTGGATCACCAGTTGATGTTTGAATACCTACAAAATCCTTTCCCCTGGTAGCTTTTTTTAAGTTTCTTTCATCTTCTAAATCGGAAATTTTAAGTACCTCAAGTAAATTACCCTCCGATCTCCAACGATCAGTAACCGCAGGTAAGGTTATATGCTCCCCAGCCCAAGCATGATCACTCTCTAATAATAAACTGAATTTCTTATAAAGTCCATAGGTATCCCCTGAAGCAGGAGCTGTACTAAAATCTTCATGAACAGTAGCAGTTCGGGTAGAAGCATCATAATCCATAATAACCCTAAAGGTGTTATTAACTTTTACAATCCATCCATTATATCTGTCATCCCCAGCACCTACATCCCCAGATGGAAAAACAACAGTACTTGTACTTCCTGCTGCATCCAAGGTTCCTTCAATTATGGTGCTCTTAAAATACATTTCCCCAACTAAGTTATTTAACCGAAAAATTCTCCCCCTTAAGTTTTTATAAGAAGCTATCCTCCGTTGAGCTAAATTAGCAACATGGTAAAGCATAGGTTCTCCGTTGTTTGAAGTATCAGTTGCTGGATCTAAATCCGGTATTTCACCAAGATTTTTCCATATTTCATTTGCTATTGTTTCTAAAGTCATTACTTTTTTCCTCCAGTTCTAGATATTCTATAAGCCTTTGATGCAGCATAGGCTTTAACATCTTGAACTTTCTTTCGTTTACCTTCTATTTTATATCTTAAATATAATATTAAAGGAATTTTTAACTTCCTAAGATTACTCATTAACTTCTCCTATTCATTTTTCACAAGGTACATTTGTGCTGAAGCAGCACAAGTTAAACCTAAAGTATCTCCAATAACTGTCATATGTATATCTGTCTTTTCTGGTATTGGAGATAAAATAGAATTATTATGGTGATGTAAGCTAGTTCCTACAGCAGCAAGGTCAGTAACTCTTTTAATTCTCCATGTTTCTCCAAAAAGCCTAGTCCACTTCTTTATGGTAAGAAACCCAGCCTTTTTTCCACCTAGAGAAGTCATAGTATGAAGTATAAATCCGGTGTAACCTAAAGGTATTGTAAACAACATCATTAAAGTTTGATTATTACCTATACTTATATATGCTCTAATTGTGTTATCAACATCTGGTATGCCTACAGTTATTGCTCCATCAACATATACATAAATTGAACCTGCTAAATTTATAGATGATGTGTTAAAAACTCTCCATACTCTTAGCATAGGAGTAGTTAGTGTAACTTTATTTTGACCATTCAGGGTTACATTCTGACTGATATAATTGTAGTCTGCGTCTAATCCTTGTACTGTTAATATTTGAGTATCTAATGCTGAAGAACTTGAAATTGTATCAATATCTGCTGTTGTTGAATAAGCATACATTCCACCAAAATCCCATATGTTAGCTTCAGTGTCAGCCTCTAAGTTTGGGTTAGTTCCAAATTTATCAATACCCCAGATTCTTGGTAAGTACCCTAAACCAGTTAAAAGTTTAAAAGGATAAACATGCTCAACCCCTGATACAACATAACTCATATTAACCCCCCCCCTAAGCTAAAATTATGTTCAAAGTCCCCGACCCCATTACATCAGCTTCAATTCCATTAAACATCTGAGGTTTTGCAAAATTAATTGCTATCGGAGAACCAGTTGCTCCAGCTGCTCCTGCAATTATTGGACCCCAAATTATATTTCCCGCTGAATCTTTCAATGTTAAAGTGTGTGTCTCGGTTGTTGCGCCTGACCAAATTATTGAATTAACAATTAACCTACCAGCTTGAACATCCCCAGCTGCTGCAAAATATAAACTTCGTCCACCATTATTCACTACTGCCATCTTAAATCTCCTTTAAATCTTTCCACCAAACTTCATCTCACCACCAGTTGGTTTATCTATCTCTAAGTAGTGATCAAATCTTAAACAATAAGCTGCATCCCCTTCCAGGATAACCTCATCTTCCGGATAGGAAAAGCCACAAATTTGACAATTATACCACCTTCGGAAAGATTGCCCCTTGCCAGTTGCGAAGTTTGCCTGGATCATAGTTCCACCAGCTCCATCAGAAACAACTTCATGTTCTGGTCCAAAACCCATAATTCCTCCATTTTACCTAAAACCTCTAACTTAAAAAAGCCCCCTTTCGGAGGCTATAAACTTAAGCTAAAAGGGCATGCCCGTATATTGTTAAAATATACTGCCCGGCATTGTAAACACCAGTTGTTCCTGCGGTATCTGCCTCTACCAGGTAGAGGTAATCATTAGCGGTCATAGCAGGTACTAAGTTAGCAACTGTTTGACCTTCAACTAGGGTTGCACCATTAATCAACTTACCAGTACTAGCTGCTCCATCATATTCAAGAGCTGCACTTGAATTGGTTGCAATATCAATATCTTGAGTAATTGTTGCTGTTCCCTGACCAGGTGCTTCAATACAAGACATCTCTGCTTTAAAAACAACACCATAAAGTGCTTTAACATATCGTCCGATATATGCAGCTCCACCAGCAGCAAGACCAATTACGTCATTTGCAGCCGTTCCAACACAAGCTAAGCCAGTAATATCAAATTTAATAGTTGTAATAACTACACCATTCTCAATTCTACGATATGTTCTAGGTGCTCCAAAAGATGAAGTACCGATAGCTCCTGCTCCTACTACCCCAGGTTGCAAAATATCTAGGGTCTGTGTATCTCCATTTGCCATTTATTTTTCTCCTTTAATTAAAACTCCCCGGTAAGAGGGAGTTTAACTTTAATGCCTGACTAAAATAATTAACTTCCCTCGTTACCATAAGCCCCTTTGTACCTATTTACAAAGGCTGTAAATCTCATAAATACCTTAAACAGTGCATTGTTGGTTAGAAAGTCATCCTTTGAATCCATAACAGGCTGAGATTTCCAAAGAAACCTAAAGTCATGATCTGGACTTAGCAAGAACCAAGCGGTACTGGATGTTAGGTATCTGGAAACCAAAAGTTTATATGGATCAACCATACCATTTTCAGGGTTAACTGTATTAAGATCTCTATTAGCACTTCCTATGTTCATCATATTCTTCATCAACTGACCAGCGGTGTACCGTAGCTCGGTTGGAACAATAAGCATATTAGGATTCATTATAATAGGATTACCAGCCTCATCAATCATGTTATCATAATACTCAAAAGCAGCTTGGAGTGAAGTTTCACTCAAACTTGCAGCTGTTCCATCATTGGAGATTGTTTCCCCGGATTTAAGTGTAGTATGATCAGTGTCAAATATATACTGTCCATCCCAAGCAAGGTGAGTACCAAAGCCTGAATTAAAGAGATCCCAAAATACTGTCTCTTTCTTCTGTGCAGCTGATTTACCTAACTTAGAAGGCATCTGCATAAACTGCCCATGCAGATCATCCTGAACCATTTCCTCAGTTACCTGAAATGCAAGACCATACTTGGTGTATGTTCGAGTTTTCTTATTACCCTGTTCTGGGGTATCAAACTGAACACCCTGACCTTCAGGTACTGTATAAAGGCTACCTAATGGAGAGAGTTCACTCTCGGTATAGTCATTACCAGCAGGTGCTTTACTTATATGAGCTACCTTATCATGTTCTGATGGGTAGTTTGTATAGTCATCGAAAAAGACTTTAGAGATATCTCTATCAATGTTATTTCCGTATATTTTCGTATTAGCAATCATCTCTAGTCCCCCTGTCCACTTCTGAGATTAAACTTGACATAAACCAAGTTACCAGCTTCCCCATCTATTTCACCTTCAACTAAACCGAGTAACTGAACCTGTGTATTACCAGTTGTACCAGGTAGTACTGCCATAGCTCCGGAAGTAAAAGTGTCTAAATCACAATCGGTATATCTATGAGTAGCATCTGTGTAACCAGTTGTTACTGTTGGTACTATAAAAATTGCTGTATCAGTTGCTGGAAATACATTAATAACATCCCCTATACCAGCATCATGACTTGCAACACCAAAGATTGCTTCAGCTGCGTCATCAGCAAGGTCAACTTCTGTTTTATCAGAGGTCAATACAAGAGCATCCCCTCTTTTAACAGCTTCATTAGCATCTATCTGAACCATTGGATTATGAATACCATTTAGGTCCTTTACATATCTAAACATATGTTGTTCTCCTTAAATTAATTTTACCTAACTGAAGTCCTTTGCGGTCCCTCCAAGTTTGGCAATTTCAGTTTTAACAGCCTCATCAACTGCTTTGTTCCTGCTTTGAGATTTAGCTTCTATTGCTTTCCTTCGGGCTATATTTCTCTCCTTAGGTGTTTCGCATAGAACTAATTCATCTGTACCATCTGCGGAAACTGTATGAGTGGTCCCACCTGTTGTGGATCTACCATTTTCATCAGTACCACCGAAGGTTGTAACGGATGGATCTTTACAAACCCTTCCACCTTCATAAACAACTTTCTGGAGTTCATCAGGACGCTTCCAGAATCTGTGCATACTTGGATCACCGCCTCTGATTTCTAATCGATCAGTAGCTGATGCAAAACCAGCACGTGGTTTAAAAACCTTATGTGCATGTTTTATGTCATCCAAGCGTAGGGTTCGATATCTTACTCCACAAGCTATGTTATATTTTTGCTTGTTAAATAAGTTAAGTTCCTTAATTTCCTCTTCTGATAGCTGTAAAAACTCATCATCAGAGTCCGGAAAGAAAATCTCACACCCTTCATTCTGGTATTTTACTATATCTTCTATGGTATTGTCAATGGTTAAATTGACTCTTTTGGAGGAATTTGAGTTTTCCACCTCTCCTCCAACCGTATCTTTAACCTCTAATACTTCCTTAACTTCTTCTTCGTTTGTTACCTTAATCATTTCAACCATCTAATTAACTCCTTTAATTAACTAACTAAGCCGGGAACTTTAAAATTACCACCTTTCCAAGCAGCATACACCCTAGCTTTATCTTCTTTCTCACCTCGTCCTTGAATACCCATTAGAGCAGCATGTTCCCATACCTTAGCAGGTAAAACATTCCTTACCACTTTCTTACCAGATCCTTGAGTTACACCACTTTCGGAATAACTTGGTTTAGGTTTAACACCAGGGTTAACTTCACCCTTAAGCTCTGCCATAATTTCAGCTCTCAAGGTAGCTTTCATATCATCCATTGTATCGGAAATATGCCTGGATGCTACTATATCTGATGCTTCTTTATAAGCATTCGGATCTTTGAATTGTTTCTCCTTTGGAAGAGAGGCATAAACTGCATCAACCTCTTCAGGGTACTTGGAATAAATCTTACTCTTCTCTGGATCAAGCATAAGGAATTGTTTAGAAAATCTACTATTAGTTTCTAAAAGAGAATTAACCAAAGGTGCAAATTTTTCCTCCTGAAGTTTGAGTGAGTTATTATAAGGATCATTATAGAAGTTATCATTAAACTCTTTTTGAATCTCCTCTTGGGTCTTAACTGGTACTTGGGGAATAACCGGACCTACTGGTCTTAAATTAGCTCCAAGCTGCTCAATAGATTTTTGCATAGCTAAGGTAGGGTCAACCTTTGATGTTAAGTTATTCACCTGTGATTGCAAAAGGGCATTCTGCTCTTTTATTGCTGCTATTTCGGGTGAATCTGTAGTAGGCTCATCTGGTTCATCCGGTATCTCATCAACTCCTTCAACCAGGAAGAGTTCTTCCTCAAATCCTGAGGGATCAAAACTCTCTTCTAAATTTACTATCTCTTCCCCTCCACCGGGAGTTAACCCAGTATCAGGTGCAAAAAATACACGTATTCTATTCATCTATCAACTCCTTTAAAAGTTTATCAACCTGCTCGAATAGGGATCTGAACCCTCTAAGCTGCCCTTGAGCTTTGTAAATTTCCTCTATCGAATTACTATTTAATAATAACCTCTGTGCTGGTGCATTATGTAAGTTAATTAAAATTTTAAATATTTTAATAACCCCTAAGTCATTAGCCTCTACCAGGCCCTCGATTAATTGAGGCTCCAGGTTCCAACGCTTGCTGACTTCCAACACCTTGTTGTTGTTGATTGTTTTGGTTTTGATTTTGTCCATTTCTTTCTCCATTTGAAATTTGTGCTTTAATACTTCTTAATTGATTATCTTTCATGGAGTCGATTGTCTCCATCATATATTCGAGGTTTTTGATATAAGGTAAAAAATCACTTCTATCATCCTCACCGAAAAATTCCATTATCTCATCTAAAAGTTTTGTACCTCCAATATAAAATTTAACTGCTACATCTTTAACTTCCTGTGGTAAATTTGCTTGAGGTGAAAAGATCATTCCAGCAAGTTGAAGTAATTTTTCACCCCCAGTAATATAAAGTTGAAAGAGGGTTAAAATTGATTGTCTTCGTACATCTTCGGTTTTTTCAGCGTCTGTTGTTTTAACCTTAAATTTAAAGGTTCCCGGGATGTCTTCAACTTTCATTTTAAGAACTTCTTTTAAAGAATCAATCATTCCCTCAGGTACGAGTTTGTTAATATCATCCTCGAATAAGTTTTTGTTTTTAATAATTTGAAAAACAATAATCTGCCCAATCTCAGAGTAAGCATCCTCAACTGATTCGGATATTGCATTAAAAACCCGACTCCCTTGCTGGGCTAGAAATTGAGTACCACTTGAGGTAGCTCTGGTTCCAGCTGATTTAGACTCAAAACCCATCATAGCATCAGCACTTCCAGTTGCTCGATCAGCATACTCTTTACTCATTAATTCAGCTTGCAAAGTACCATAACCTAAATCTGGAAATTTAACAACTTGAAAATCATTAACTGGATCATCAAGCATAATATGTTTAAGAGGAAAGAATTCTTCATTAGGTCCTAAACCAGATCCTCTACGGGAAACAAACATCTGTAGCATACTTACATGAGTTCCATCTATTCTCATGTTATGAAGAGTATCAATTTCATCTTGGAGATTTTCAGTCATCCAACCAGTCCCCATTGCATACAACTCACCAGGTATCTCAAAATAAGGAATTCTAACAATCGGTCTGATACCAAGATCATTGTATTCAACTCTCAAAATAGTACCAGTAATTGGTTCAAACCAGATTATTAAATCTTCAACAATCCCATCACCATCTGTATCCCAATAGAGGTAAACCTCATGAATGTCATAGACAGTTGAATCCCCCTGTTGGTTGTGTTCAATACCTGATCGTTTAAGTTCCTTCTCTCGATTCTCATCAATGTCATCCCCGGGAGTTTCAAATACCCTATCCACATTTGAAAATATTCCCTTAGCTTCTCTTTGGATGAGTTCATGTTTAAGGAGATGAATCTTATGAGAGATCCAAGGTGCTCTTTGAATGTCTGCTCCCCAGTATGCTTGGGTTAGAAAATCTTCCATTCGAATAGGAATAAGATCCGGGGAGTTCTTAACCTTCTTGGAAACTGTTTCTAAGTTACCATCAGCCCCTCTTCGTTTAAAATTCCACTCATCAACTGTCCAAGGGATTTTAACAAACTGAGTTCCAAGAGATGCCATATCGTAAAGAATTGTGTTGTTCTTTTTTCGAAGACTCATATGTTGTCGACTTTCTGTATAAACCTCTATTAACTTCTCCAAAGCAGCAGCTTGGTCTTTCAAGTTAGGATCATCTGTCTCTACCTGCCAAAATGGAATTCTCCGGGACAAGTTACTTTTTAAAAGAGCAAATATTCCATTAGCATTAGTAAGAGCCAAAGGTACAGTTACATTTGATGCACCCTTCCAGGGATAATTCTTTATCTTATCCTTAGGTTGAGCTTCACGTTGTCTTCTCCATTTATCAACTCTTTTAAGGAAGTCAACTCTCTTACCAGATTCTTCTACATCTTTGATCTCAGTTTGAAGGTATCGGGTAATTTCTTCCTCTTGATCTTCTGTTAGGATGTTGCTCGTACCAGATTCTACATCCAACCCGGCATTAAGTTCATCATCTTCTAAGTTTATTTCACCTTCTATTACGGTATCTAAAATGTCGCTCATTAATTTACTCCTCTGTTACCATATTATAAGTTGCTTTAAATATATCCGGTTTACAAGGGTAGAATTCGCCTTGAACACCTTTAATTACGTAATCTCCTACGTCACATTTATAATTTCCCTCTAATGTAGGAATCTCCATTGCATTATCTTTCCCAAAAAGAAAAGCTCTTGATTCTGTAAAAATTGTTATTTCCTCTTTATTAATTCCATCATACTGAACAGCCTCAATTACTACTGGTTTCTTTCTATACTTCATTAATTTACTCCTTAAAATTTAATAACCCGTTATCCCTCTATGAAAGGAATTTAATCTTTTTTCAGCTCTCCTCTTTTCAGCAATTTCATTCTCACTCATAGGTCTGGTTGATGCTTTAACCCCTAATGAGAGCATATCTAAAATGTCCTTTTTTTGACTTTGAGGAAAGCTCCTCTGTTCTTCCCAAACTTTATCGTAAAAATTTTCATCCACAAATAATCTACCTTGCTCAAGAACTGGTTGCAAAATTGTTCTAATCCTAGCTACCTTTTCACCTGAAACAAATACTGGCCTAACATTTAAATGAACTCCCCTACGAGTTTCTTCCTCTCTTAAGATCGGTGCAAGCATCTTAAATGCCCCTTGGCTCTCAAGAAAACTTGCTGTCCAATAATCCTCAAACTTCTTATGAGCTGCAAACATCCACCCAAACATTGTTGTTGCCTTAACAAAATCAGCATTTATGGAAAGAATAAAATGATTATTATCCGAGTCAGTTGCAATTACACCCACTGCTGACCTGGAAGTTTTAGAACTTAATTGTTTCTCGGAAGCAGCAGGGTCACAAGCGAGTAGTAATGAGCAAGAACTCAAAGGGATAACTTTCTCCTCCCCAAATTGATATCTGATATTCCATCTTAATATCTTTTCACCCCCTCCGGAAGTTAAATATTCAGCCTCCAGGAAGCATTTTTTAATTTTATATTCATTAAATTCTGCAAGTCCCCCTGCTTGTGGATCATTAAGGTATTGAGTTACATATGTCCAGTAATCATCCTCAGCCATCTCTTCAAGCCCTTCAATGGTAATGGATTCAGGGAAGATTGATTTACCCTCCTCAATTGCCTTTCGATAATACAATTGCCACCGACCTTTCTCGGATGGGGTAAAATCTTGTATTGGTGTACCGGAATTAACACAAGCCCTGGCAATTATATCATCATAAACATCATCAACTGCGTAACGAGTTCCAACAACAATTACACGGGATTTCTTCATACTTTGAAGGAGGGTTTTTTCTGAACCCCAAAACCAATTTCTTGTTCTAGCCATTTCCGCACTCGATTGATGCCCAGCATTTAAACTACCTAAACCAATCATGTCATCTACTATATGCAGGTCGTAGTGGTGTCCTTCGGAAGCTCCTCCTACACCACCATACTCAACCGAACCTTCTCTTCGTTTTTTAATCCGATTCGGTAAAACAATTTCAGATTTATTCCACCTCTCTGCATTAGGAAGAGGTACATATTCAGGGTAAAGTTCAGCAAAGAGTTCATTGGAATCGAATATATTCTTAATTGTTTCCATGAAGTCTTGTGCTTTATCTGAAATTTGATTTGTTATTCGTATTCGCATTTCAGGGTTTCTTAAAAGTTCCCAAGCGCTTGCACCTTCAGTTACAATAGTAGATTTGAAGCAGCTTCGAGGTATGAACATAGCACCCCTACATCCATCGTTCATAAGTGTTTGGCGATAATTACACATATCCATATGCAGATCAGTGTTTAATAAATCAAAAGGACCCCCATGGGAAGCAATACCTTTAAGGAAAAACCAAAGATTCACAAATCCAGCTTGCCGTATTATGTTCATTATTTCTGAATTTGAACTTGTAAAATTAGGTGAACCTACTTCAATTATTGCTTGTTTAAATATCTCTAATCTATCTGGTTGATTAAAGATTGGTGCTTTAGGATGTGGAATTAGGTTTAGTTTCAATATTCTTCCTCCTTAAAAAGCTTATAACTATAGGCCCAAAATGAATTTCTAACCAAGTTGGTTGAAATTTTCCAGTTTCAAATTTAACCTCTGGTAAGAAGATCCAACCAAAAAACCACACAATCGATTTGCCTTCTGATATCCAAATAGGCCAACATATTGAGAAAGCTTTCTTATTATATTTTAAAAACCATATTGTTCGATACTTAACTCTATCTCTAAGTGCTGCACTATTTCCAGATATTCTAAAATTAAATCTTTTAATAGGGGTAAGCTTATCAATAAGATCAATCTGCTTAATGTTTTTACCAAAATCTAAATTAATCATACTTCCTCCAAAATTAAGGTATTCTAATCTTGCCATATTTCAAATCAATTATCATCTTCTTTAACCTCTTCCTCTTCTGATTTATTAGTCTCCAATTTAGCCCCAGCAAACTGTTCCCCTCTCTCTAAATCTTCAAGCCAATTTAAACTAAAACTTTCCTCTTTATCTTTATCTTTATCTCTATTCATTTTCACACCCGGATAATAAACCTTTCTTAATTTTAAGTTGCTTAATTTCTTTCTTTAATTTAATCCTTTCCTTCTCCATACCTTCGAGTCCACCATAGGTTGAGCAGTAAGTTTGAATCACTTCCTCCATCCGCTCAGCTCGGTATTGAGCTTCTTCAATTAAACTAGAGAGATAAGAGAAATTAGAAGTTTTTATTAAATCTCTCATATTTGAGAAAATAGAACAAAGTGTCCTCGTTCCGGTTCTTGGTTTATCTATCATTTAACCACCTCCACTTCTTCAATTAATTCACCTTTAATTATTTCACCAAAAGCTCCCATTAGGTTTTTTCGTTCTTCCCCGAGGAGGTTAAAGGTTACCCCTCCAAGTCCACCTGATTTAGGTTGAAAATTTGTATTTCCTTTCAGACCTGCAATTTCCATAATTGCATCAGCAGAACTCTTTCTAACCTTAACATCTCCGGAACTTAGAAGTTGCTTGTAAGTGCTGAGTGCCATAGGAACCAACATTTCACGAACTTTTAATTGAATATCCTCTGGTTCTATTACAGTAGTTCCAAAGAACTCCTCCATGCTAAGAACCTCAGTGCTTGCTGGGATATTTAAATCCTCATCATCAAATTGATCCTCCTCTGAGATTACTAATTCATCTAATTGCTTATCTTCCTTTGGTAACTTCATAAGTGCATGATAACATAGCTTAAGTTACTTAGTCAAGTTTGGGGGTTACTTAAGTTGAGCTTTAAGTGAGTAGGGGGTAGCTTTAGGTCACTAAACCTATCCAGTAAATTAAAAAATGAGCTAGGTTTTGTGAAGGGGGTTAGACGACGACGAAGTAGGGTTTTCCCAAAGGGGTACCCCCTTAAAGTTATTAACAATTCATTCACAAGGTTACTAACAAGGTGCACTAATAGTGCATATGAGTTCGATTCATTTTGACACTAAACTGTTTCATATGTTGAAGTTTGTAACTTAATGACACACTTTTATAACCCTCACCAACCAATAAGGATACAATTGACACAATGCTTACCTAACTTAAGAATGATTACTATTGTGCAAAACCTGTGGATGAAAAAAAGTTTAAATAATGCACATATGTGCGTAACTTAAAATAGTAACAATTATCACTTTAATTAAATTAAACCACTATCTCCCGTACAATCGAGTACAGCAGAAAGTTATAAGAATGTATAAGAAATCTTATAACAGCTAACTCCTTACAACATAAAGAGTTAACCCCCGATTATGGCGTTATAAAAGTTATACGCTCATATCCGTGAATAAGTGAATAAATAAATAAATTAAAAATACTCAATTTCTAAATTCTCCCTAGCTCTCTCTCTCTCTATATATATATATATATAATATATATACATAATATATAAATACAGGTACAGTAAGGACTTACGGCAAAAAATCTGTTGCATAATTTTATATACATTTTATAACTCTAATCAACTCAAAACCTCCATTCTCTCCACTAAATTCTGTTAACAACCAGTTAGCACTCTGTGCATATCCTGTGGAACAACATAGTTGGCATAAACCTTGCTTTAAGATTGCTGCATTCTGCTGGAATTATCCAGCACGAATAAGCAATGGTTCTTTTAAATAAACTTGATAAGTAAGTAGTAAGGAATTAGAAACCGATTGACTACTAAGAAACTGATCTATTTAAAGGAACCTAAAATAGAGGTTGATTGTACAATTAACCTAACTAACCATATAAAGGATATAAACAATGTTAGACTTTACAAAGAAAGTAGAAGAAGAAGTAAAAGAAGTAGTAAAAAATCATGAGGTATTCTTAGTTAATGAAGAAACAACAATGGAAATACCATCCGGCAGTTTAGTAATGGTTGTTGATCTTGCAAGAGAAGAATACCCGTTAAGTAAGTCAGGTAAGAGTCTACTACTTACAAGAAGTGATGGAAGACTGGAAACAATCCCCGAAACTTCAATATTTTACAATCTTTCAGTTTATGCTGAAATACCAAAAATAGAAAACTAAAAGTTTAAATATTTATTTCACTGTCCTATACTATTATAGGACAGTTTTTAATAAGTATTTAATACTTAAATAAACTTTAAAGGATAATAAAATATGCAAATGATCAAAGTACAATACGGATCAGGATACAACGGTATAGCAAACGGCTTTAAGTTTAAGAAAGGTGTTCAAGCACCGAACTTGATAGACTTCCCTGAAATTAGTCCTGTTTTGATAACTGGCTTTCTAAAATATATATTTATCAAAGGGATTAAACTAGATAATGAAGTTTTAAACTACTACATTTTAAGCTATGCAATTAAGCCCCTTTGGATGTTAAGTAAACGGGAAAGGAATCAAATAATACCCATTTTCATGAGTAATCAAAAAAAATATAGCTTAATGTTTAAGCAATATCAATCTTACATCAAAAACAACAATAAAACCTTAGGTTAAAAGGAGCTTAAAATGGTAAGTTTTTATAGATTAAATGTTTCTAAAAATGGTAAGTTTTTTTTTAGGATTGATCAAACATATAATCTTAATACTGTAAATGAGCTTAAAAACATTATGAATGACCTAGAAATTATATACCCTTCAGATAAAGGTTATGAGTATACAATCACTTTATGGGAATATTCAGGCTCACTTATTAAAGTTTGATTATAAATAAAATTAGCTAAACTTAATTGTTTAGCTTTTTTTATGCCCTAATCTTAATATAGACATATTGGATTAAATAAACTTAAATAACATTATGGATTATTTATTACAATATATTTATATAAAGCTTTAAAATAAGCCTCTGACAAGCTTAAAATTAAGTCAGTGATACAATTCACATAGTTATACTCATGAGTGCTGTAGCAAGCTGGTAAATGAGCAATGTGACAAATAACCAATCAACCCTTGTATGCAAATATACCACACCACACCTTTACAAGCTTAATAAGCATCAAATGATCAAACTATATCACTATAGCATATTGAGCTTGTAAAGGTATAATATAACAGTTGTAAGTTAATTGAATAAGTAATTATTATATAATATAGTATGTAACTAAAAGTGAATAAAAATTTAGTATGGAAAGGGGTTTTTATGAAACAAACAATTAACTTAGATCAATTTAGGTGTGCTTTTCAGAAAATAAGTAACTACGATTGTTTTAGTTATGAAGGTTATGAAGCTTTGTTTAATTGGATAGAAGAGTATGAAAAGGGCAGTAATAAGGAAATTGAATTAGATGTTATAGATATATATGGAAATTTTACTGAATATAAAAACTTCAAAGAATTTCAAGAGAACTGTAATGATGTAGAATCTATAGAAGATTTACAGGATAATCCTACTGTTATTTTTATTCCTGGTACTAATAGGTTTATTATTCAAAATTATTAAGGGGGTTGATATGGTAAAAATGGGAAAAAATAGAATATATTGGAGGATAGATTTAACTAAAAAAGGTAATTATTCTACAGACTGTTTTAGTCCTAAATTTTATGGAAGTTTTTCAGATTGCAAAAAATGGATGAGTAATCATAAGTTATTAAAATTATATGATAACAATATAAATTTAGTAAGAAAAATAACATTACAAAGGGGTTGAAAATGAAAGAAGAATATTTAGGAATAATAGAAATAAATGATGACTATATTTATTTAACAAAGGATGAAAATTATCTATACTCAAATGGATGTACAAATGCAGGTAATTATCATATAGATGAATATTTAATAGATGAAGATTTAAGCTTGGATGAAAATATTCAAAACTTCACTGAAATAATATAAAGAAAAGGGTTAAAGCAAGTTAAGTGCTTATAGATACTATCAAGATTTGATGGTATTTATTAAATACTTAAATTTTAAGGGAGGCAGAATGATATTTGACTTAGTTCTAATTACGTTTATTGTTTTAGGTACAATTTTAATATTTAATGGGGTATTTAAGGATGAAAGTTGAAATTGATTTAACTCAAGTTCAAGGTGAAGTTAGAAGAGGAAATAAATACAGAAATCTTTTAGAAAAATGTTTAGAAGCTTTAAATGACACACCTTCATTTGCATTCAAAGATAGTAATAATTACAAGTTAGCGAAAGAAATTGAAAAAACTTTTAAAGAGGTTAATAATGAATAACTTCCTAAAAGAGCTTATTAAAGGGTTAATTTTAGGTTTTATGATGATTATTTTTTTAATTATTATGTTTTTATATTAGATTTGGAGGTTAAAATGAAAAGTAACATGTTATTTCCTTTAAAGAAACCTTTAATAAAAAATGGTAAGATAATTACAAAAACTTGTGCTTCAACTGGTGAATTTAGAGAACCTTTAAAAGGAGAATATTTTCTATCTGGATCTATTATCGAAGGATATAGAGCACCTATAAACTTTCAAACAATGAAATATAACATAGCAAGACCTGTAAAGGTTGTAACTTACACTCATTTTGAAGAGATTTAAGGTGAATAAAAATGTTTAAAATATTAAAATATAATTTAAAGGGAGGTTAAGGTTTATGGATGATGTAGATTATATAATAAATTACGAAAATGGGGAGTTAACCGACATTCAAACACTTGAAATGTTTAGTGAGTTTATTAAAACTAAATTAGTTTGGGGTTTGCAAGGACATTATGGAAGAGCAGCTAGTGCTTTAATTGAAGATGGATTCATTAAAGCTAATGGGGAACTAACTGAAAAGGCAAATGAATTTATTGAATTAAACGAATAAAGAGAAAACTATGGTAATAAAAAAAGAAATAAGTAATTTAAAGGTACAAATTGAAACTTTTAAAATTAAAGGTTTCGAAATTCCTATAGAAAGAAGAAGTTGTTTTAGATTGATTAAGGATGGAAAGGTAATTGAAGAATCTTATTCACAATTAGAATTAGAAATAAACTTACTTAAAGCAATACTTCCATTTAAAGGATGGATAATAGAAGAGTATAAATTATTTAAAGAATTTCCTTTCTTTGTTGTATTAAATAAAGATATACCGGAATTTATAAGTTTAGATTACCCAGATGTGGTAATTTACATCATTAAAAGATTAAATGAGATTAAAAAATGAACTGGCGAGATAAAATTGTAAGTAATCAAATTACTTATGAATACTTTTGTGTCTTAAATGGTTTAAGTTGCAAAAAAGTTACCAAAATAATACATCAAAATGGAACATATATTTATTTTACATATCATTTAAGTTTGCAGGGGGTTAAAAATGGATAAATTTAAAATAATAATCGAAGTTGATTCAACAGAAGAAACGGTTAAAGCTATAATTGAGTATTTTAGAGAAGATTTTCCTCCTGAAAAGTTTAAACATTCCTTTAATAAGAGTAATTTAAGTTATGAAATAAAAGAAAGAAGCTTTCATGGGTATGATTCAGAGGATATTCAATCTTGTGCATTTGATCATGGTTATGGTATATTAACTCCTAAAGAGATCGAGGAAGTTTTTGATGTAATGGAAAAGAGATTTGATGCAAATAACGGAGTTAATTGGGACTTTATAAACTTTATTATATCGGAGGTTAAGGATGTTAATCCTAAGATTAGAAAGTTCTAACGGAATTGGACCTTTTATAAATGAGCATATCAAATATAATATTAAAGGAACTGATTATTATGATCCAACCCTTTACCCGACAACTAATACGGAATTTAACTCTTTCAAAAAGAAAGAGTATCTAGGAGTTAAAAACTTAAAAGACCTTGATCATTGGTTCCCCTTAGAGCAAATGGAAAATTTAGCCTCAAAGGGATATAAGTTAGTAATGTACTCAAGTGAGAGTTTTAAGTTAGGTAAGAATCAAGTTCTCTTTAAAAAGGAAAAGAAACTTGGAATGCTAAGTTTGGAAAGTTACTTAAATTAAATTAAATTAAAACTTAAAGGAGAATCAAATGAAAGTAAGAAATAAGGAAAAACTATGATAATAAGAAAAGAAATATTTAATTTTCAAGGTAAAACATATGATAATTTAAAACAAATAGAGAATGAAATACAAAATAACTTAGGACATTTAATAGATAAACTTACAAATGACGGATCATTTAGTCCTAAGCACACATTATTTTTAATGAAACAAATACTTAAACATAAGTATGAATTTGTTACCATATTAAATGATTCTATAGAATGTGATTTTGAGCTAGAAGATAATTTAAGAAATTAAAATCAAAAGGAGCTTTAGAATGAAGGAAAACTTAAATATTGCAGGAAGGTTAATTAACTTAGCATACATGGAAGGAGGTGGAACAATACCTAAGAAAGGATTCTTACCTAAAAGTGGTTACTTAGTAGGAGTAAGGAACATTTACACCGGACCATTTCCAGAATATGAGGGAGTAAAGGCAATTCAATATAAAATTGAACTCTCTTCTAATAGGTTATTTGGGAGTTGGAAACTTGAAGTTAAAGATAAACCAGATATTCTTTACATTGATGAAGTTAAAGTTTATTATAAATTCAACAGAGCTCTTGAAGTTGCAAAGGAGAAAGGTGAACTTGCAATTTGGGACATCTCAAAAGGAAAGGAAATTAAACTTAAAGAAAAGGAATAAAGTAATGACTAAACAGGAGTCAAAAGATTTAACTATAGAAGTTTGGGAAGAAATTGGGAATAGAAAATTAGTAATTAAGAGTGAATTAAATCTTAAAACTTGGGTTAAAATAAAAGATTTAAAGTATAAATGTCCTCTTTGTGAATTATTTAATAATACTAATAATAGGTTTTTACCTTGGAAACTTAATTGTGTAGGTTGCCCTTTAAAAGAAGCTGGAAAGCAATGTTATAGTAAATCTAAAAGTAATCCGTATGCTATATGGAGTGATGGTTTATCTTCTATAAATAATAGAGTAAAAGCAGCAAGAGAAATTGTTAAAATAACCAAAGCTTGGAAGGTTAAGTAATGCTCTTAAATGTAAATTATACACCGATAGTTCAATTAGATAAGCAATATTGGCAAGATAATTGTTTCTGTCCAAGTTGTGGAAAATTTGTTTACACTCATTTAGAAGAAGGCGAAGTTGAAGTTTGCCCGAATTGTGGTGAGGTTGAAATGATTTCAGTTGAAACAGCAATTGAGGTTGGAATACTTGAAGCGGAGATTTAAGTTTAAAGGAGGAAAATAAAATGACCCTTCAAACCATAGTAGAAAGATAATATGGTAAATGGGTTAAAATTCAAAGTAAAAATGAAAATTTAAGAATTAAAATTTAAGAGGTCTCTTGATCTCTTGCTTGAAGAAGCTTAGGTGAATAAAAACCGTTAAAAACTAAAGGTTTAGGAAGTTTAGCCTTAAAAACTTCCAATTGCACCTGTAGCTTAATTGGCTAGAGCAACTTCTTTATAAGAAGTAAGGTCTTGGTTCAAATCCAAGTGGGTGTAAAATAACTGGCTTCAAAAGAGGTCTAACTCTTGAAGGGAATGCAGGTTTTAGACAAACCGTGGTATCGGGTGTTACCTTAAAGGTATGGTAACATTGAACACCGACAGGCGGGAGGTGTTCTTTAAACTTAAAATAGGGGGTAGAAAATCAAAAGGAATTTAATATGGAAAGAATGATAATAGCATTAGACAGTTGTAATGGTGAAGAAGAAAAATTTGAAAACTGGGTGAATAAAAATTATCCAGAAATTGAGACAAAAATTGAAAATACTCTTCATGGTGGATTGTATATATGGAATGGAAAATTTCAGGAATGGCACTTGATACCTGATAATTACTGGAATAAATACTGTTCAATATAAAATAAATCAGCCCTCTACGGAGGGTAAAGGGGGAACATAACATGTGGCCAGATATAGATAGAATTAATAAATGGATATTACCACTAATTAACAAAAATCCAAAAGGGGGAACAGGACACCTGATGGATATTAATAAACAAAGGAAAAAGAGGAAAAAGAGGAAAAAGAGAAAGAAGAGGAAAACAAATGGTAATTAAAAGTAACTCATATCTTTGGGTATGGGTAAATCAAGATGAAGGTGAAACTATTCAATACCTTGCAGCGGATAAAGGTTTTACTTGGGAAAATGGTAGAAAAATTCATAAACCTTACCTTCCAAAGTACGCACTTGCATTTGATTTTGAAAATTTAACAATGTATTTTTACTCTTTAAGAGAAAGTAAGATAACATGGCCGAATGGGGAAAGGAATAAATTAGAAATTAAAAGAATATTAAAGGAGATTTAAAATGAAGTTTAATTATATTGAAGGAAAAGGTGAAGAAGATGAAGTTGAAGTTGGTGATATTGTTAAATTTTCAAATGGTCTTTTTAAAGGAACAGTTTGCTTAATTACTTTTGATGGTGCAGTTTCATTAGAAAAACCTACAAATACTTGGAATAATTATGAAACATTATCATTTATTAAACTTCCAAAAGGAAGTAAAGTTATATTAGAACAGGAGTAAAAGATGAGTTTAGATATATATTTAAAATGTAAATGTTGCAAGCTTGCTGTGCATGATCAAAGTACTACTCACAACTTAACTACAATGGCAGAAGCTGTAGGTCTTTATGAACCTTTATGGCATCCGGAAAGGCTTAATATAATAAAAGCTAAAGAATTAATTAAACCTTTAAAGAAAGGAATTAGGGAATTAAAATTTAACCCTGCAAAGTTTAAAAAACTTGAACCGGATAATAAATGGGGGACTTATGATGATTTTGTCCCTTGGTTAGTTGAGTTGTTTAAAGCGTGTGTTAGGTATCCTAATACAATAATTAAAGTATCAGTATAAATTTAAAGGAAGGTTAAAAATGGCTAGAAAAGCACAGAAATTTGATTGGGATAGAAAATATCATAAGGATTGTTGGGAAGGAGCTAAGAAAGCTCAAAAATTTCTAAGATTAAATCCGGAATTTAATAACTTAAATTTAGAGTACTCCTTAGGTAAATTTAGAATAATTGAGAATGAACTTAAAGGTTTACACAAACTTAGAGGGATGCTTAAACTTAATCATTCCTGGGAGGATAAAGTTGTTGAGAAGCATGCCTTAAGTGATAAGCTTAGAATAATTTATCAAGGTGAAGGTGCATTCGATTTTATAAATTTAGTTATAGATTTTAATTACGATGATTTACCTAAAGAGTTACTTGGAGATTGTCAGATTGAGACTGAAACTAGAACAGTACCAGAGCATAAGGTTATTTATAGAAATATAGTATGTCCGGTGGTTTAGGATGGGTTGACAAATGTTCTCTAAAGGTATATGATATACCTTAGGAGGACACAATGAAAATATGTAAAATAAAAGATTGCAATTCAAAACATTACGCTAAAGGATATTGTTCTAAGCATTATCAAAGGTTGTTTCGTAATGGAGATCCTTTAAAACTAATTAAAGATCAACATGGAATGGCTGGAACATTAATCTACACTACTTGGTTAGATATGAAACAAAGGTGTTATTATCCTAAAAGTATTAACTTTAATATTTATGGAGGAAGAGGTATTACAGTCTGTGAGAGGTGGAATAAGTCTTTTCGCAACTTTTATAAAGATATGGGGGATAGGCCATTTAAAGGAGCTCAATTGGATAGAATTGATAATAATGGTAACTATTCTCCAAACAATTGTAGATGGGTTACAACGACTGAAAATAATCGTAATAGACCTTCATGTAAATTAACTGAAAAAAAAGTTAAAGATATTAGAGAACTAAAATATGATTTATCAGTTATAGAAATAGCTGAAATGTTTGATATAAGTAAAAGGTATGTTTATAAAATTATAAATAAGGAAAGATGGAAATATGTTAAATGAAAAAGCAGTATTAGAAAGTAATAAAAGACGTGAGAGTGCTAAAGGTTATCATTTCTATATGTTATATATGGATTGTGGACGGAAATTCTACCTTAAGTACATCAACGGTTTAACTCCGGAAATAATCAGCACCCCTCTTTTATTCGGAAGTGCATTTCATGAATTCAAAGCAGCTTATTGGATGGATGGTAAATTTGATGCTGATAAAGGTTTAAATGAGTTTAATAAAACCATGTTAGAACTTAAAGAAAGTTACGAGAAGCTTGAGGATTATGAAGCTGATCTAAAAAAAGGTCATCGAATGATTGATAATTGGCTTTCAACTTACCATGAAAGTAATCCTGAAACTTATAAAGTTATTGAAGTTGAAAAACAATATACCATTAAAATCGGTCCGAATAAAGATTTTGAATTTACCATCCGACCGGATGTTATTTTGTTCCATAAAGGGTTTAGGAAAAAAATTATAATGGATACAAAATCAACAGGTTGGAGTTTGGATATGGTGTTTAAAAGTAATGCTTTAAATGATCAAATAACATCGTACATCTGGGGGGTAAATAAAATACATCCTGAATGGAATATTGAAACAGCTCAAATAGATTGCTCTTTTGGGAGGGGGAATAAATTTGAATCTCAAATGGGAATAGAAGTTTATAGAAGTAAAAGTGATCTTGCAATATTTGAAATGAGCCTTTACGGTTTGATTTTAGAAGTTTCTCAAAAATATAAATCCTTAAGCAAATACCCTTGGCCGTTGTTATTTCCAAGAAATGGAGGTAATTGTTTTAAATTTAATAAACCATGTGAATACGCTAAGATTTGTAGAATGAATATACCTATTGGTAAAATTCCTCCAGGGTTTAAACTTGATGAATGGGCAAGCTTGGATAAGGATTTAACAAAAGCTCAAGAAGAATTTAAATTAGATGAATTTAAGATTTAATTTTAATAGAAGAAGCCTTGGAGAAAATAGATGGAAACTAAACTTAGTGGAGAACATTTATGTGATTATTGTGATTATACTATTCCAGAGTGTGAAGCTAAAATTATAAAGTTTAGAGCATGGGATAAACAGTATGAAACATTCTTTTATTTTACATTAAAAGATTTGTATGGAGAAGGTTGCGAAAGACAACTAGAAGAAGATTCAAAACATCTTGCTATTTCTACAGATTATCCTTATGAAAATGAGGAGCAATACACAGGGTTATTAGATAAATTCGGCAAAGAAATATATGAAGGGGATATTTTAGTTAGTCGTTTTACATCTCTTAAGTATACCGTATCATGGGAAAAAGACAGATGGAAAATGTGTGGCACAAAAAATAGAAATGGTTTTTGTGTTGATATCCCCGATTTTATAGAAGTAATAAGTAATATACATGAGGGGCAAGATGTGGAGGAAACAGATGGATAAAAAAATAGATTGTCCTGATTGTAAGGATGGATATACTACAGGTGCAGGTGGTATACATTGGTGTAATACCTGTAATCGTGGTGATAAGGGACATAATAAAGGAACGGTCTTCTTGTGTAGTTATGAATTTATAGAGAAGATAATAGAAGAATTGAAAGATGAGTTAGAAGAAAGAGAAAAGCAAAAAACAATAATGAGAAATATTATTGATTTAAGAAATAAAGAAATAAAAAAACTAAAAGCCTTTGAAAAAATAGACAAACAGCGGATAGAAGAAGGTTTGGCAGAAATTGAAAAATTAAATATAGCTGTCAATGAATATAAACAAATGTATGTAGCTAAACTGACAGAAAATAAGAAGTTAAGGAAAGTTTTGGAGGAAACAGATGTCTAGAGAAATAATAGTATGTGAAAATTGTGAACATATTGAATATAGATTATATGATGATAGTGAATATGAAAAATGTCCTAATTGTAGTTCCACTTTGAAAACAGAAACAGTATACACTGAAGAAGAACTCCAGAAATTAAAGGATGCTTTGGTAAAAAGTTATAAAACTCTTAAAGGTGTTGAAATATTTGTTAAATCACGACAACGAATAAATAAGCCTATTGGTGAAAAATGGTTTGATGATACATTGTATGAAATAGATCAAACATTGGAAGAAATAGATGTCTAGAGAAATATATTGTCCTGAGTGTGATGGAGATGGATATACTGCTGAACATGACCCTTGTGATCCACATGTAGATGGTATATGTACTAATTGTCCTATCCAAGTACAATGTGAACCTTGTGAAGGAACTGGCAAAATAATAGTATATACGGAAGCAGAATTGCAAGAGGCAACAAAAGCAAGGAGTAAAGAATGAGTCAATATAAAAAACACGCGATAGAAGAGTTTAAGTATGCAGGGTGGTTGAAAGATGGTGTATATAAAGATGATATGCAAAAACTAATGTGTACACAAGTATTAGAATTATTAGATAAGTTTGCAGAGCATGGACATTCAGGAACTTCAGCACCTTATGCTTTAAATCTTTTTAAAAAATTAGCAGAATTTAAACCAATAACTACACTAACATTTCAAGATTCCGAATGGGGGGAATCTTACAGTAATGGAGATGGGAATAACTATCAAAATAAAAGAAACTCATCAATATTCAAGCACGGTAAAGAGGGGAAACCTTATTTTATTTACGCTCATGTTCAAAAAGATCAGAATGGTAATTGCTGGAATGGATCAATAGAAACTTCAAAAGGACATATTAAAAAATGTTATATAAAAGATCCTACAAACATGCCTACTATTTATTTAAATATTTATGACTGGGAAGTCAATAAAGATAACGAAGATATAAAAGAAGCAGGTTCTGGATGGTGGGTTTCTAAATTGAAAGATGAAACTCAATTAGATGAATTAGAAAAATATTATGATGTTGAATACATAAAAGAGGGTAAAAAATGGAGTGATTTATTTTGAACAGAATAACTGAAGCAGAGAGAAAGAGATTTCATAAAATTGTAGACGATTCTATTGATAAAATGAACAGTCCGAAGAATAGGGGAAAAACTCACTGGAAACATTGCAGTGTTACCTTCCTTAGAAAAAGAGGTAGGGAAGAAAAACAGGAACTAAAAGAAGCTCTAGAATATAATCATGTCGATACAGAAATATTATCAGAATGTTACGATAATATAAATTTTGCCATGATGATTGCCGATAATCTACGCCGTAAGAACCTGCTGGAAAGACAAAGAAAAGCTGTTATAAAAAAGGCTATAAAAGAATTGAACAGGAATAACAAATGATCTACATGATACCCATGATAATAACTTTAATTATTTTATCTGTAATGTTCAGAGAAGAGTTTTCTGATGATACATATGAATATTTGATAATGGTTTTTCAGGTGCTTTAGTTTGGCCGATTACAGTAGTCTGGATGATATGGGTTTATTTTGATTGGAGGAGAGGATGAGAAAGTGGATAAAAGTAAGTGATAGACTTCCAAAAGTGGAGTTAGATGAATATGATTTTGTAAAAAATAAAGTTTTGGTGTGTACAGAAGGCAAAAATATAATGTGTATAAATTCAATTCATTTGCATGATAAAGATAGTTTGTATTACCCTATAGTAACACACTGGATGTCATTGCCCGAACCTCCTGAGGAGCAAGAGAAATGAACATAGAACCTTTAGAGATTAAACAACATTTTTTTGCTACTAATCACTATATAGATGAAGTAGATGTAAGACAGCTCGAAGCTAATTA